CATTTTTAAAATCATCAATAGATAAACTTAATGGTATGTCTTCTTCTTCGTATAAGTCGCATATTACTTGACCATCTGAATATACATTAAAAATTGTACTAGGTGTTGTGCTTTTAGGTTTTATACTTATAGAATCTATTTTAATAGCATCTCCATTATAATTTCTATATTCTATCATTAGAAACTCTTGAAAAGTGTTAGCAGTGAATGCTAAGCTTAGTGTTCCTGTTGCTGCAGTTGTAAATGTATGATTAATATTACCTAACATAAATTCCCCATTAGCTGATGCTAGTAAAGGGTTACCAATAATTAAATGACCACTATTTGATGATGCTTGTGTTAATTCTATATTTATTTCATATTGAACCCCTGCACTTAAATTATTTATTAATTGATATACACCACTACTAGAACTATAAGTAGTAGTATTAGAAGAGTATAAAATTAATTGTCCACCTATATTAGTAGGCATATCAACTAAACCATAAGCACCTGATGGGTTTGTGCTTCTAAATCTTTTCCAAGCAGATATAGCTGCAGCATTACTACCTGCATCATAAGCAGGATTAGTAGAAGAAGTGGGTGCATCATAACCACTATAATTGTTTAATAAAGAAAATATTTGACCATCAGAAACATATTCTTGAAACAAAGGGTCTGTATAAACTCCTTCATAATTTTGTGGATATAATACTAATTGTACTGACATTATACTGTATGACTTCTTTTGTTATGTGCTTTTTCTAATTCAAAAGTATATTGAATTAATTTATCATTTACTTTAGTTTTTCTAGTATAGCTTGATGTATTTACTGTAACAGGTTCTACATATTTATTAATCATACCAAAATCTGTATCAGCACTACCCCCTGAATATTCGTTTATTATATACACTTCTGTACTATTAATTAAATTTTCAAACCATACTGCTTCAGATTCATTAATAAAATCAGTATTTATACTTATTAATTGTTTTGTGTTTATTCTAAAATTTTTCTTACCCCCTTTATAGCCACTTATCTCAAACCTTTCTTCATTCCAAGTTCCTCTTGATTGAGTATATTGTGTTTTATTTGTTTGTAAAGATTTTACTGATTTTTTCTTAAAAGTATAATAATCCCAAGTACCATGTGAATTTAACCAAGCTAGCCTAATAGCTTTATAACCATAACAACTATCGCTTACTATATTTATTTTATATATTAAGCTTATTTGTTGGTCTTCATCATCATAAGCCTGTATAGTATAATAAGAAGTGTTTGCTTTTTGAGCAACCCAAGTTGCATTAGCAGCACCATCAAAATTAGCAGGAAAAGCACCTAAATACATTATTCTTGTAGCTGAATACTCGTTGTTAGAACTCCAACCACCACTTACTACATTGTTAATAACATTAAAAGTCCCTATGTTTACATTAGAACTATTATATAATATAATCTCAAAGTAACTAACTGCAGGTACACTAGGACTATTAGGAGATAACAAGCCTACATCAAAACTATAATTAGATATGTTTAACCAATTAAAAAAAGATAGAGTTCCGTAATCAGTTAATCTTGCATATTGTTCTGTTGGTGCGTTTGTTAAAAATTTACCTAAAGTTCCATAAGCATCATTAAAAACAAATTTATCAGCATCTAAATTATAACCGAATTGACCTTTTCTGTTTTTTAGTACTTTATCATAATCTAAAACCCCATTATAGAATAAAAAAGACATACTTCTAATTGGTTTTGCATAATTTATACTTGTTGTTGATGAGGCAGAAGCAAAATATTGTATATTAAAATCAATAGAAAAATACAATGCAGTTTTATTATTTACACATAACTTATCAATTAAATGTATTGGGTGTCTATCTGTATTACTATATGGTGTTGTTTTATATTCACTTATACTTGTCCCTATAAAATCTACCCCTTCATTTTGTGGTTTAACATAACTTGATAATATTGGTTCTAAAGAAAATATCCCACGACCACGATTGTTAGGTGTTACTTTTAAAGTCGCAACCAAAGAGTTAGTTGTTCCTAAATTAGATATTTGACTACTTACATATATTTGTGCTATAAATTTAGGTTTAAATCTATTTGCAATAATTGTATCATCAGAAACTGTAAATATTATATCTTGCCCTACAGGTAGTGTTCTATATAATGGTTGTTGTTCTATTACTATACTCATTTTCTTAAATTATTTAATATGTCTTGTTTTACTGCTTTACGTATATTTGATGCAAACCCCCTTAATTCTAACCCTAAAGGTTTTTGAAAGAAACTAATACCTTCTATACCTTTTATATAAATAGACTTAGCTATAGCAAACTTTAAACTACTTCTTGTCATAAACCTTCCTTTTGCATCTCTAGGTGCTATACCTCGCATAACAGTCCACTTGTCTAAGGCTCTAGTTGGTGGCATTTTACTTTTATATCCGTATGGGCTTTTTTGCGTTATTCCTTTGTAGTCTGTAAAATTTCTTATACCTGAATATTGCCCTTTGTTTTTTCCTGTTTTTATTTCCCCACCTGCACCTGAAACACCTTTATCCATAAAATTACCATAATCAAGCATACTAAACTGAACATTATAGCCCTGTGTTGTCTTAATAATTTTATAATTAATACTGTTCATTAATGCACCTGTAACTACTTTCTTTTTTCTTTTAAGTATTCCTTTAGATTTGTTTACTACACTCTTACCGAAACTATTTAAGTATCGTTCTAATGCTATCATTACACACTAGCTACAAATATCTCTACATCTAAAGTAGCTGCAGGGCTAACCTGTAAGCTTGTTAAATCAGCCATAGTACCAAAGCTAGGAGATGTATCAGCTTCTGCTAACATAACATCTTCTGCTGCACATAGTATATGTGATTGACCTGCTTTTAGTAATACTTGGTATAATGTAGCTGCACCAACTACTGCTAATTCTAAAGTGTTTGTAGCATCTAAATTAGTTACCCTTATATATCTTACATCTTCTTTGTCAATCTGAACTGCTGAACCATAAGAGTTAGTGTCAAAAGTTGCTATGTGTGTAGTTTGTCCTGTAGTACAAGTTACAATTCTTTCATATACGTTATTAACCCCTGTAGTTGTTACTGTGTTTGTCGTTCCCCTAACTGCACCATTTAGGACTACTGATTCAGTTACTGTTGTTATTAAATCTGCCATAATTATTTTTTATCTATTTGTTTTAATTTATTAATTGCCCATTCTATTCCTGATGTACCACCCCAAGCATCCCACATAATACCACCGCAACCTTCTGAGTAAGGTACATCTTTATTTTGTTGATGTCTTTTAAATGATGCCATCCTTGCTATTGTATCTCTACTTATATTTTTTTTACCTGCTAATTGTGAAGCCCTAGTCCATCCTACTCTAGTTCCACAATCACTACCATTTTTCTTTTTCCATTCTATCGCTTTTTTTGCATTGTTACTAGCTGAATCAGGGTAGTCATTATACGTTTCTAATTCTATACTAATTGCTTCTAACTTTTCTATTAAATCTTCATAATTCATAACTTATCTTTGGTGGTATTAGTTGTATTGTTAATTTTCCTATTCTAAATTTAAACATTATTGTATTGCATCAGTAGTTGGTTGTGGTGCTATACAAGTGTTGTATTCATTCTCTATAATTATCGGCAGGGTAAATACCCAACCTGTTACTGAACTGTCAAATCTTTCTGTAAATGGTTCTAAACTTATGTCGCCATCTGTAAAATATTTAGGTATAGCATTTACACCTTGATTTGATAATAAAAGACTTTCTCCATTTTTAAACGTACCTATCAAGTCATTACAAATCTGTAGGCAATCTGATAATACTTCCTGTTCATTTGATTGGTCAGGAAATACTAAGTCCATAATAAATACCTGAAAGTTTAAAGTCATTTCGTGTGTTCCTGCTATTGCATTTACAGGGTTAATATGCATCAATGGGTACATTGTGTTTTTCTCTAAGTCTATCTCATATATATCCCCTGATGATACAGTTTTAATTTGGTAATGATTAGCACCTAATTTTTTTAAAGTGTCTATTGTGTTGTTATAATCTTTAAAATATGTCATTTCTGTACTGCATTAGTTTCATTTAAATCCGTTTCGTACGTTAGCCATGTCAAACATTCGTACAAACTTAAATTAGTTATTCTTTCTAAATTTATTATCTCTCCATTTGTTAATCTATACATCACTCCGAACCAACCCCACTTGTCTGCGAATTGGTCATCTGCATTTTGTTGAGTACCTCCTGACTCTGTTCCGTTAAATACGGCAGCAAAATCATTGACAATTCTTTCCCTAAAGTCCAAAAAAAAACCAGAGCATTATTTACATCTTCTGCTTTCATCTTCTCAAACTTCTTTGCCCTCATTCGCATATCATTAACTCCGTAGGCTTCAATAGAATAACTGTCCTCATCTTTTTCTATAATAGGTCTATATAAAACTGCCATTAACTTAGGTAAATTATTTTCTATACCATTTTTTATATACGTTTCTATATCTGCATATTCGCCAAGGGTGATTTCCTCAAGGTTTGGGTGAAAACCATATTCAATATCATTTACTTTTATTATCTTTTTTAATTTACTACTTGTTTCTTCCTGCATTTTAGCAATACGTTGCAATATATTAGCTATGTCATTTATGCCTAATTCTTTAACTAGCTTTTTAGGAATATCAGACAATACACTAATTGTGTTTATTGCTTCTTCGCTTTTGGTTTCGTTTTTTTTATTAATTAACTTAACCCATTTGTCAAGTGTTACATCATTCCAACTGTTTATCATTGTGTAAACACTTTCCCTACCATCTTTATTTATTTTTAATCGCATATTATATAATAGAATATTTGGTTATTTAGTTTAAAATCGTATATTTGACCTCGTTTTCAATAAAGTTTTTGTTTATTAAGGGTGCAGTTCTTAAGGATTGCACCTTTTTTATTGCACAAAATATCTACCATAATTAGCATCTAACTCAAAAAACATTCTCATAGCTAAGGCATCTGCATAATCAGGGGAACGACCTATTATGTCCTTAACTGTTTCCTTTGGTATTATCTTTAGCTTATTGTCCTTATCTGCGTCTTTTGTTCTAACTTGCTCTAACTCTTCAATTATTTGGTTCTTAGTATTTACATCAGGACATTCTATACCAATTTGTGCAGTATTAACCATATCGGCTAATTTATAATAACATTGAGTTTTTAAGTTCTGATAGTTCTCTCCTTTGATTGCCTTTGAGTTATTTACAAAACCCCTGCAGCGCATATAATCTTTAACACCACCACCAACACCATCTTCATCAACTATAATGTTTGTAAGTTTAACTGCGTATTGTTGTTGCAGTCTTTTAATCTCCTCAACAACCTCGTTTATAGCCGATTTAAGCAACGTTCTTATTTTTATGATATGAAGACCCTCCCAATACATTATAACTGTCTTATCGCTTCCAAATCGTGCAACATCACAACTTATGTATTTATCGCCTTCTTTGCCAAACTGACTGAATAGGTTAAGTATAGCGTCATATTCTATTAAGTTATCGTTAGTAGCATCGTATTCCCAATTACCAAATAGTAGTCTTTGTTTGCTTAGTTCGTCTAAGGTTAGTAGTTGTGATTTATAATGCTTTGAAATAAATTGGTTATCATCAACAAGACTTTGTATAAACTTTCTGTGTGGTTTTTCTACACCTTCCTTTGCAGGTTTGTAGTATTGAGTATAAACCCAATTTTTAGCAGGATTACAAGTCATTAATAGTTTGGGTATAATATTATAGTCATCTAATTTATACCTCATTCTAGAAGCTACTATGTTCTTAGCTTTCTCTGTTATCTGATTTGCTTCGTCTATAAAAGCAGCAGTTATTTCAAGCGAACCAAGACTGTCAAAGTTTCTGTCTGATGGGTAAAGAAAAAGGTCTTTAAGTATTATCTCACTTCCGTTATAGAACTTTATGATGTTAGAACCTGCGTTGAAGTTATAGTGCTTGTTAGCTAAGATACCCCACGTCTGACATACTTCAAAAAATGTATTTAGGGTAGTCTTTTTTAAACTGTCTAACTTAGACCTGCCCATTAAGTATCTAGTCTTAGGGTATTTAATACATAAAAGAATTAACCAACTACAACCTACCCAAGACTTACCACCACCTGCTGCGCCACCAAATAATACTTCTGTTGTTTTGTTGTCAAATAGATATTCTATTGCCTGTCCTTGTGTAACAGTAAATTCAGTATCAATATTCAACCCCTTTAATGTTTACATTAATTTTAATTGGTTCGTCTCCTGAAGTTAAATCTAGTTCGTTACGTTCTATGTAGCCCCGTTTCTTGCCTTTAGTTTTTAAGTAAAATATTGTAGCAGCAGTACTACTACCTTGTATCTGTTCAAATAGTTTGCTTTCAACAAAATCAAGAGCAACATCTTGTAACTCCTTAGCTTTTTTAGCAAAGTCCTTATCTTCCTCTAACCACCTATAGTATGTAGCCCTACCTATTTCTAATTGTTTACACGCAGTTGTTACCACACCTAAAGATTTTTCTAATGCAGCTAGTAATGCTTCTTTTTTATTGTGTTTCATTTGTCTTATTTTTTACCTTTAAATGAAGCTAGTGGGTAAAATACTAAACTATTTCTATAACCACCTTCCCTTGTAGGTACTATTGGTGTTACTCCGTGTACGTTTCTCCAAGCAGGATATACTAGCATTGAGTTGTCGCTACTATTCATTGTTGCGTTATAATCAGGCACGTGAAGGTTACCACCTGTTGCGTCTTTCTTTTTTGTTATTATAACATTAACACAACCTTTAATATTGGCGGTATCTCTATGAAAGGGCGCAGGTATGTTGTAATTATTAATACTACTAGTAAAACATTTTCCTAGTCTATATTTTTCAGGAACATACTCTTTTATTAGTTCTACCTGTTTTTCATATTGTTCGGGTAGTATTTCTTTAAGTATATTTTCTGCTTCTCTACAAGCCGCTAACATAGCTTTAATAAATAGTCTAGCACTTTTAGTATTGTGAACGCTTGATATACTTGGGTAAGGTCTTCTTAAATGAGGTTTTGGTGGTACACTTCCTATTATTGTACTATATTGTTCAACACCACTAGCTCTAGCCATAATACTTTTTGGAACTCTATCGCTTCTAAATTCGTTGTTTGCTATCTCAATAAACTTTTGTAGCTTACCCTCTATCTTTGTTAAAAAGAACCCAACAGGCTTACCTTCGTGCATAAATATGCAGTCTTCAGTTATATTTGGTTCAAAGTCTTCACATAAATCCCCAACCTTAATATTGTGTTCTACCTCAACTAATTCTACTTTTTTCATATTTTTTCTTTTTCTGATTTTAAAAATTCCATTATCATTCCACCAACATAAGCCCCACTATCAACCCAAAACTTATAAAGCTCTTTTGCTTCTTCATAGTTATCAGCTTCAAAAGGTATCTGTAACGCCCTTCTAACACTTCCTTCCATACCATCTAGTTCTTCTTCAAAATCTTCCTCGTCAAGTATAGAGTAGTCTATATCTTCCTTAAACATAGCGCTTGGTAAATCTAAAGCCCAGTCATCTAACAGTTCAAAATTAAATTCATTTCCTAGTATATCCCAATCCCACTCGCCAAAACTTAAATTATCTTTAACTATAAATTCTTTTTTCTGACTATCTGTTAGTCCTTTTGCTACTTTAACAGGTATTTGTTTTATACCTGCTTCTATACAGGCTCTATACCTCATATTTCCACCTAAAATAGTCATATCTTCATCTACAACTATAGGTCTCAATTCTAACATTTCAGGAAAATCTTTTATTGACCTTACTAGTTTTTTAAATTTAATATCTTTTATTATTCTTGGATTGTCTTGATTTGGTTTTAAGTCGTTGATTTTTAGTTTCATAGTATATAATAGAATTAATTAATATTTAGTTTAACCTGTCTTTTACCCCACCCCACATCTTGTCTTTTCTATTTGATAGGGTTGGTTCAGTTCTTTTAAGCGAAGGAAAACCACCAAATGCCTTTTCTATCTCTTGCATATATTCCCCACATTTAGGGCATTCAGTTCCAAGATTGACAACTTTTCCATCTATAACTTTCATAGTTACTTTGCTTAGTTCTTTTTGTATTTCACATTTATTGCATTGATATTTTAACATAGTATTTTATTTTAAATAAAGGAGAGCATAAAAAACATTTAATCAATTATTATGGCAATATGCCTACTCTCCTTTATATATGACTTATCCTTACATTCTTTTTTTTCTTTTTTTCTAATACTTTTAACTCATTATTCAAATGGTCTATGGCTTTTTGCAAACACTCATCAGGACTGTTATGTTTCCTATCACACCTTAATATATATGTAAGTGCAGTAGCACA